TATCGTTATTAGATTATTACGTAAGTGAACAAAGAGCCAAGCACGTTGATGTTACTAAGGCAATTGAACTGCTAAATTCGCTCACTCACATGATAGAATGTGATAGTCAGATGTCTCAAGAACTTGGTGTTATCAAGTATATTAAGTCTGATGAATTTCATTCAAATCGTAGTGTTATTGATAATTTGAAAATTCAGTTAATTGCTAAAATTGCAGAATTATGAAAAAGTATGACAAAGAATTCTACGAAAATTGTTTCGGACTATTTGCTTTGTGCTTAGTGATTGGAACGGTAATGTATTTTTGGTATTTATGTTGAAGATTATGAAAGAAAAGAAGGTTTATTGTATTAGTTACCAGAATGACAACATGAAGGTTCCTGAGTTGCTTTTGTTTTACAACAAGGTTCAAGCATTCGAAAAATTCGAAGAATTCAAAGAGACGTTTTTGTTCAATTACATGTATGATATTGGTTTAGAAGTATCAGCATTGGAAGACTTAGATGCTGAATGGTTGGCAGAAGAATTTGACATACACAATAGTATTTGGAACGACATAAGTTGGGACACGTTAGGTAAGTATCATAGATTAAAAATGTTGGAATTAAGTATAGTATAAAAAAAAGTTATGAAAAACAAGGCAAGAGTACAAACATGGTTGAATAATGTCAGAAATGGCAATATCACAGGAAAGACACAAAGAGTATTAAGTTGCATAGTGCATAGACCACATGGAATTGCTACAGATGAACTTAGAAATGTGACTGAAATTAGTCACCAGACATTGACGTCAATTTTGACAAATTTGCATGATGCTGGGTTAATTTGTGTGGTTGATGTAGTCGAAAGATGCGCCAATGTTTACTCCATTTACAGATTTGTAGAAGATGAGCAAACACGAAGTTTTATTGCAAGAGAAAGAGAAAGAGAAAAAATGTTACTCTGGATAAAACGTGGAAGAAAAGATTTTGACCACATGATGAGCAATGAATTTTCGTATTTCTTAGAAAGATTTGAAAAGAAGTTCTCACAGGAATGGTAGGCAAATTATTTTTGACATAAGTTATGGATATACAATAAATTCGTATATTTATCAAAACAAAAACAAAACAAGTTATGAAGAAGTTTCACATTACGTATTTCGTTGACCGAAATGAACCACTGCTAAGTGGTAGCACTATTGAAGCATTGTCAATAGTTGATGCAATTATTTCCTTTCTGATAATCGCAGAAGGAATTGATGTTACACAAATCAAATATGTAGTAGAGTTATGAGTTATCAGTACAACGGAGATTGCCGAGTTTGTGACGGCGATGGTTATCATGAAATAGGACCCGATTGTAATAGACCAGCATCAGATTGTTGTGGCGGTTGTTACAAAACGGTTGTTTGTTCAAATTGTAGTGGTACTGGAAGAGTATCGTATCATTTTAGAGATTACCAATTGTGCGATATTATTGAAGGTATTTACAGAGAAAATACAGTTGAGTCAGTAATACTTGTAAATCAAATCATGCAAGATGACGAAAATTCGTAAAAAGACCTTGTCAATCAAGATTGATTATTACGAACGCAAGGAATTGTTGCATATTATGCAGATGATAAGTAGTACAGCATCTTTGTCTAAGAACAATCATGACAAAGGTGCTTACTATACTGCAAAGTATGAATGGTCTCTTGATTATGACGGATATGATGATTACAGGGAAGAAGAGATAAATGGTCAATGGTGTCGAATATATAAGTCTAAGATGAATGAGTAGAGAACTCCCATACTTCAAGTTTTTTACATCTGAATGGTTGAACGGAGACATTACACTTGAAGATTACGAATTGCAAGGTCTGTTTATCAATGTTTGTGCTTATTATTGGCATAAGGACTGCAAAGTCACTTATGAGCAATTGATGAAAAAGTTCCAGTCAAATAGAATTGTTGATTTGATTGGAGATTTCATCAAAGTTGATGACAATGAAGAGAACATAAGTATTGTGTTTTTAGATGAGCAGTACAAAGAATTTGCAACAAGAAAAGTTAAGTTGTCAAATGCTGGTAAGAAAGGTGCTTTAATCAAGGCTATGCAGAAAGAAACAGCCACCCTTAAACCACCCTTAAACCACCATTCAACAATAAGAGAAGAGAAGATAAGAGAAGAAGAAGATAAGATAATAGAAGATATTCCTTCGACTAAAGTCGACATGATAAATTTCAAGGCACTATTGACTTATTTTAACGAGGTATTTAACAAGAAGTGTACGGTTATACCAGAAAACGTAAAAAGGTCGTATAACGCACGTATTAAAGAAGGCTATTCGAAGGACAATATCAGGAATGCTATGGCAAATGTCAAGAACGATGATTGGCACAAGGAGAATGATTTTAAGTATGCTACACTGACCTATTTCAGTAGGTCGAAAACATTAGATACTTATGGTCAAGAAAAACAAGTTGTAACGAAAAAATATGTACCAAGATGAATAAAGCAGTAAAGACCTTGTTTGGAATTATGATGACTATTCCTAAGTTGGAAGTCACCAGTTTGTTAGGCAAGGTAAAAAGTGAATGGTTCGTAAGCGACAATGAACAAGCAATGATGCAAGTGATTTCAGATTTGATTGCCGAAGATGTTGACGTTACGTTGATGTCTGTTTCACTGAAAATTCGCAAAGACTACAAGACCAATAAAGGGTTGATGTTGTATGCATCGGAATGTGCTTCAAGTGTGACGATGTCCGATTATGTGAATACGGAGATTTTGGTGGAAATTATCAAGTTTCATTATGTCAGCACTGGGGCAAAATTGACCTCACAGAAATTGAATGACCTATTGTCAACGGATGATATTGATTTTGATAAGTACGTTCAAATACTGAATGATGCAATTAAGCAGTTTAGTGACGAAATGTTGATTACCGAACAAACTATACAAGATGTAGTGTTAAATGTCTTAGAACGGCACGACAAAGCAAAACAAGGAGATTTAGGTGGCATCCTACTTGGTTTTGATAATATGAAGAACGACATTATTCTTGAACCTGTAGATATGATGGTTGTTGGAGCACGTCCAGCAATGGGTAAGACCTCGTTTGGAGTTGCATCACTTTGTCAATTAGCATTCCACGAAAATCGAAAGGTTGCATATTTCAATTTAGAGATGTCCAATACTCAGTTGATGCGAAGAATAATTGCAAACCTTACTGGAATTGATAGCAACAAGATAAAGAAAGGACAATGTACCGATGTTGAATTGAAGCAGATATACGAAATTGTGAACATGAAACAGATGAAGAACATTACATTGTATGAAGGTAGTCACACTATACAGCAAATGAAGATGAAACTCACTGAATTGAAGTATAACGGACAAGTAGATGTGTTCATAGTTGATTATTTGCAGAAGATTACTCCTGATAAAGGTAAGTCAAGGTATGAACAAGTAACACAAGTATCAAACGGATTGAAGTACATAAGTCAGAACATGAAGATACCGAGCATAGCACTTGCTCAGTTAGGTAGAGACGCTGGTAAGCATGGAAATAGACCAATACTGCCTGACCTTAGAGAAAGTGGAGAAATCGAACAAGATGCGTCAATTGTTGCGTTTCTGCATAGACCTGAGTATTATGGTCATGAAGTAGATGAAACAGGAAGAAGTATGAAGGACTTTGCTGAATTTATCGTGGCGAAGAACAGAGAAGGAGAAAATGTAATACTTGAATTTGAGGTAGATTTGAAGACAAGTAATTGGTTGCCAATTCTTCAGAAGACCAATAACTTTGCACCAGTTTATGAAGGTTTTCATAATGACAACCCATTTTAAGTTAGTATATGGCAAAGTGTAAAAATTGTAAAGAAAAATTCGAACCCAGATTTAGTTCTATGGAAAAGTATTGTTGGAAACAAGAATGTAAGATAATTGAAGCAATGCAAATTGTAGACAAGCAAAAGGAACAGAAGATAAAGCAATGGAACAAAAAAAAAGTAACATTGAAAAAGTCATTGTTGACCACTTCCGATTACTTGAAGATAGCACAACAGGCATTCAATGGCTACATTCGATTGAGAGACAAAGGTCAAATGTGTATTTCGTGTGACAAAAAGCCTTTGAAGGAAAATGCCGGACATTACTTTTCGGCTGGAGGGCATTCGAACCTAAGATTTGATGAAGACAATGTCCATCTTCAATGTGAGCACTGCAATACATTTTTGAGTGGTAATTTGTTGAACTATCAGATAGGAATTGAAAAAAGAATAGGTGGAGAAAGATTGTTGATGTTGCATGAAAAAGCACATGACATAAAGAAATGGAGTAAAGAAGAATTAGAAGAAATAACCAAAAAGTACAAAGAAAAATGCAAGAAGTTGAAAATGTAATTGAAGAAGTAACTACGATTGTTACTTGGTATAAGGAATTGGCGAAGGACTATAGTAACATTGAAGATTTGATGTATGCAAGGCAGAAGGTATCAGGTAATTTGTTTTTGTTGGCAGTAGAACTTGGTAAAGCAAGACAAATCTGGAAAGAATGTGAGTTTGCTACAGAACTTGTGCGAAGAAGGACAATGGCAGATATGTTGGCAGATGGTGTTGCGATAGGTAAGGCAGATGCATTTGCAAGAGAAGAAAGTCTGCAATCCATGAAAGAAGAAAATGTTGCACAGACTGCATACCATACGTTGAAGTTTATGATTGATGCTACGCAAGAGGTAAACAATACAATCATGCAACACATAAGCACATTGAAGGAAGAACGCAAGGCAAGTCCCCAGTACACGTAAAAAAAAACGAAAAAAAAACGAAAAAAATTACTTAAAAATGTTGGTATACAAAATAAATACCTATATTTACATATAGGAATTAACAAAACAAAAACAAAACAAAATGACACTAGAAATCTTAACTCAAAATTTTCAAATTGCAGAGCAAAAATTTGACAACAACCCAAACTCAAAAACGGCTGAAAACTTAAAAATTGCAAGACGTCAACTTGAAAGTTTTATTTACAACATGACACCAAAATCTGAATATCAAAAAAATCTTGAAGAAAGTCAGTTGTCAGCAATGATTGAACTTGGAAAAGTAGTTGGTTTATCACTATAAAAAAAAGAGATGAAAGTTCCAGAAATCAAGATAAGTTTGAAGGTTGACAAGGTTAAAAAATCAGAGTTGACTAAGATTACAAGTAGCAAAGATGGATATGAAGTACTCCAACAGATATTTGATGCAGACAAGATAGATTGGATTGAAGAAGCAATCATTCTTTGTTTGAACAGAGCCAACAAGGTAATAGGTTTTTACAAGTTGTCATCGGGAGGTCAATCTGGAACGGTAATGGACCAAAAGGTGATTTTTACGATAGCACTAAATTGTACGGCATCGGGCATCATTATCGCACACAATCACCCAAGTGGTCAGTTGTTTCCAAGTGATGCAGACATAAGGATAACTAAGACAATTAAAGATGCTGGAGACATTATGGACATCAAGTTGTTAGACCACATCATTGTGACTGATGAAGGTTACTATTCGTTTGCAGATAGTGGAAAGTTGTAAAAAAAAAGTTATGGAATTGATAGAATTAGAAAACGGAAAATGGCAAGTGATTAGTTTATGCACCAGTGAAGTGTTGCATGAAGGAGATGTGTATAGTTGTGAAAATTACATGTTGGCAGTACACATGTCATTGACAGGAATTTGAAAAAAAAACTGAATTAAGTTGTTAGATATATCAATTTAATTCGTATATTTACAAGACAAAACAAAAGTTATGGAAAAAAGAGTAATTAAGTTAAATGACAAAAGTCCGTTCTTTATGGAACTGACAAATGAAAAAGCAGTAATTGATGTCAATGGAAGACCAATGGCGAGAGCATATTGGAATTTGATATTGTCCATTAGAGATGTAGGATTGTACTCTGCTGGTATAAAGCCACACAGACATTGGAAGATTACTGATGTTAAAACGTATTTTGGCATCAAAGGAGATGCTAAGAGTATGAAAGTGCAATTGGAAGATATTAGAGATTACCTAACACAAGAAGAACAATGAAAAATTTAGCAAAGGCAGTGTTGGCTGTCATGAATGATGTCAAAGGAATTGACAAGAGTATGGTTGTTGGTACTGGAACGATGCAGTACAAGGGTGTTCCTGACCAAGAAGTAAAGAAGATTATTGGTAATGCAATGCATAAGCATGGTTTAACATTGTTGCCAATTAGCATTGTGCCAAATGTGCAAGTTTCAGAGTGGGAAGAGACAAGTCAGTATGGAGTTAAACGAAAGCAAAGTGTATTTACTGAGGTTAGTACTAAGTACTTGTTGCTTCACGAAAGTGGAGAGAGTGTTGAAGTTTGTGGATATGGTCATGGTGTTGACTCGCAAGACAAAGGTGCTGGTAAGGCTACGACATACGCATTAAAGTATGCACTATTGTACATGTTCATTGTGCCAACAGGAAAGATTGATGATGCAGATAGTACACATTCGGAAGACATTGTTGTACCAGTCAAGAAACAAGAAACGGCAGTCAAGAAAAAAGGTAAGATTGCAGATGACAGATTTGCTGTAGCACTTAAGAAGATTGAACAAGATGAATATACTGCAATAGCAATGAGAGCAACATTTGACCTTACAAGCACACAAGACAAAATGTTAAAAGAAGTGGAACAAGCAAAACAAGATAAAAATGAAAAGTAGGTACATTAACGAAAATGGAGAGTTGATACTCAGACCAAGTTCGATTGGCAATATCATGGCAAATGGTAAGGTCAAAGGAGAACTATCAGTAGGCGCCAAGACGTACATTAAGAATATCTTTAAGAAAGTCTATCTGGGATATGAAGAAGAGTTAGGTGGCAAGGAAATTGAAAAAGGAATTACGCAAGAACATGAAGGTATAGAACTTGTGAACCTGTATTACGATAAGAAGTACAAGAAAAATGAACTTACTGCTACAAACGGATATTTGATTGGTACAGCCGACATTGTAAGTGGGAACTACATTAGAGACATCAAGTTATCATGGTCTAAGAAGACATTTCCTCTATTCAAAGAGGATGCAATAAACTCACTATATGAATGGCAGTTGAGAGCATACATGATGTTGTATGACAAGGACAGAGCATTTTTGGACTATTGTTTAATTGAGACAAGTTCACATTTGATACCAGCATGGGAGTCAAAGGAATTGCATGAAGTCAATGGTTTACCGTTGAATATGAGAGTAACAACATTGGAATTTGTCAGAGATTATTCGTTGGAAGGATTGATAATTGAGAAAATAAGTCTTTGTAGAATAGAATGGAATAAATTAAAACAACAATTCAAAATCAAGTAAAATGTCAAAATTAGTAGGAAAAATCATCTCCATTGGAGAAGTGCAAGTAGTTTCGGAAAAGTTCCAGAAATTAGAATTCGTAATTGAAACGGAAGACCAGTACCCACAAAAGTTACAAGTGCAATTGACTCAAGACAGAGTTGAAATCATGAAGTTTTACAAGGTAGGTAGTGTAGTAGAAGTCAATGTAAATATCAAAGGTCGAGAGTGGATAAACCCACAAGGAGAAGCAAAGTATTTCATTAGTTTAGATGCATGGTCAATTAGTTTGAAAGGTGCTGGGGAACAAAAGCCTAAGTCAATAGGAAATATTGAAGCAAACTTCCAAGAAGATGCAATCAATCAAATGAACAATGAATTAGAAGATGATGGTTTACCATTTTAATAAGTAGATATGAAGATTAAGAAAATTGAAGATTTGAGCACAATTTGTTCTGATATTGCAGATGTAATTGAAGCACACATTGCAAAGACAGGTGACACTCCGACAGGTTTCGCACATAAAGTAGGTGTTCACCCACTGCAAATGCTTGGCTTTCTAAGAAGGGAGCGAGGTATGCACATTGATACTATAGAAAGAATTGGTGTGAGAATGAAAGAAAGTAATCAGAAAAAGAGCAAGGTGTAAGAGCCTTGTTTTTTTTTTATTGTTAAATGTTGTGCATAACTAATTATTCCGTATATTTACAGAAACAAAACAAAAACAAGTTATATGAGCAGAAGTTACCCAATTTGGAACAAAATTCGAGCATGTATTTATCAATCTGATAAGTCATTTGGTGCAAAACAAGAAAGTGAAACACAAGTACTTGTAGGCACCAGCAAAAGTAATTCGCATGAATTAGTCACTCACAGAACAATTAGAAGAGAG